TCTCAAAAGTGTCGGTACGAAGTTCGCCAAGTTGCTCACCTTCCCGGTGAGTGAGCCTGTCGCTCTTCCGATGGCGGCCTAAACACCGTCCGAGTTGCTGGAACTTGGGAACAGAATCCAGTGCACTGCGGCTCACTTCGGTGGGCCGTTCGTGTTTTTGGATAAATCAGGACACAAGATGCTTTATAATCCCGTCATGGTGGTAAATCCAATGGCCGACAGGACCCAAAAGACACTCCCAAGCCCCGAGTACATCTCGTGGTGAACTTGGCAGTATGTCAAGGAGAGCGTATTACGCAGTTCTCCTCGCGTGTCCTGATCCTGCCGGCGAAGCGGGCGGCGTAGCATGGCTGTACTACAAAAGCCTTTGACTATGGAAGACATCCGCGCGCTGCACGTGAACCATCACCGATGTGACGGGAAGACATGCTCTTGCCGGTGTCAACGCCGTTGGCTCATTGACGTGTGGAAAGTGTTCATGGGGCCTGACCCGCGTTGGGCATGTAGATGTCACTGCGACTTCAAGAAAACAAAGGTTTAATAAACTCATGGCAAACCTCGTAAAAGGCCCTCCACCTCGTTCAAAACGCTCCCCTAAAACGCGCGCGAAGTTCCTTGAGGCTTTGAAGGCTACAGGGAACATCAGTAAATCGTGCAAGTTGAGCCGTCTACCGAAGACATGCGCCTACGAGTGGCGCCGGCAGGATGAGGAGTTCCGGCAAGCGTGGGATGAAGCCCAAGTGGAGGGCGAGGCGGTGCTTGAGGATGAGGCGAAGCGCAGGGCCTATGAGGGCGTGAAGAAGCCGGTCTACCAGGGTGGGAAGCGCGTGGGCTATGTCCAGGAGTACAGTGATACGCTTTTGATCTTCCTGCTGAAGGGAACGAACAAGGCAAAGTTCGGTGACCGCACCACGCTGGCCGGCGACAAAGACAATCCAGTGCAGGTGAGCGTGCTCGATAGTATCCTCAAGGGAGAATGAAGCCGCTCACTGTAGTACAGAAGGCCAAAATCCGTAGTACACTCGTGAACCCAGTCAAGTTTGTACTACATTGGCTGGGGTCCGACTTGTGGAGCGTGCAGAAAGAAATCGCCATGGCGCTCACAAAGCCCCAGGCGAAGGTCAACGTAAAAGCGTGCCATAGCAGCGGCAAAACTTTTGAAGCGGCGCAACTCGCGCTTTGGTGGCTGGCCCGGTACGAGAACGCCATCGTGGTGACCACGGCACCCACGAAAAAGCAGGTCGAGGTCCTGATGTGGGGTGAAATCCACAAGGCCCTCGTCAAGAGCAAGTATCCCTTCCCATCTGCAAACCTCACCAAACTTGAGTTTGATAAGACCAAGTACCCGATGCGGTACGCGCTCGGATTCACGACGACCGTCCAGCAACAGGACGAGGGTGTCAAGTTCCAAGGCTTCCACGCTGACCACGTGCTCATCATCATCGACGAAGCTCCTGGCGTTGATCCGAAGATCATCGAAGCGATCGAGGGCATCCGGGCTGGCGGCGATGTGCGCATCCTGAAGCTGGGCAACCCTACCATATCTTCTGGCGCCTTCTACGACGAGTTCCACAGCAAGCGCGCCAGCATCCAACCGTTCACAATCAGCGCGTTCGATACGCCCAACTTCAAAGGCATCAAGCTTTCATATGAGGCTCAGGACTCAGAAGGCGCTCCGATCACCGTAACGCTCGGCGATCCGAACGGCCGCGACCTGCTGGACCTGACCGAAGAAGATCTTGACCAGAACGTGATGCCTTGGCTCACCACCAGGCGGTGGGTCAAAGAGCGGTTTGAGGAGTGGGGGCCGGGAGACTTCCGCTGGGATTCACGCGTGATGGGAGACTTCCCCTCTCAGAGTCCTGATGCCCTGCTGTCCCTGGCATGGCTCGAGCGCGCTCAACGGGACACGCGGACCTACGAGGGGAAGGTAGACATCGGCATCGACGTGGCGGGTCCTGGCGAGGATGAGACGGTGATGGTGGCGCGGTGCGGCTTCCAGATTCTCGAGATCATCGGATGGGGCAATCCAGATCCCCGCGGCGAACTGGTGATTGCTCTCAGGCGCTATGGAGGACGCATCGGGACTATAAACACCGATTCAGCAGGCATCGGATACTACCTCCACAAGCACCTGCAAGACCTTGGCTTCCCATCGAATGCGGTCAACGTGGGCGAGTCTCCGGCGGACAAAGAGCAGTTTGTGAACCTCAAGGCTGAGCTGTACTGGGGTTTGCGGATGCGCGCCAAGAGCGGCGACTTGGCAGGACTCACAGACGAAACGACTATTTCCCAGCTTGCCAGCATCCGGTGGAAGCCGAACAGCCGGGGGCAAACAGAGATTGAGTCCAAGGAAGCGATGCGGAAGCGCGGCGTCAAGAGCCCGGACCGTGCCGAGGCAATCATGCTGGCGTTTGCCAAAGTGGCAAAGAACGGCGCCGGGCTGCTCGAGTACTACCAGGGCATCACGGCGGTGCAAACTGGCGGAGATCAGGACTCGAACCCCAAGACACCCGGCTTTAGACCTACTCCTACCGTCACCACGCCCGTCAAAGCACCAGCCCTGACCGCCTACAACCGTGCCATGGCAGCCCTTGCGCCCCAAGACCTATGCGATCATTGCGGACTTCCGCTTGGCGATACCGTGGTTGAAGAGGGCATACGCCGGATGCACCCCGACTGCGCAAGGCCGTCGTGGGCATCCTGATCGCGCTTGCTACTATTGGTAGTTTGCGCTACCATCGGGAGCATGAGCCAGACAACCGTCAAAGCGTGGAAGTGCGACCGCGAGTCCTGCGGCCATGTGTGGTACACAGGGAGCGATGAACCTCCAAAGTCTTGTTCGAAATGCAAAAGCAAGAACTGGAACACGGAAACCATTGCTCCGCTTATTAAGTCGGGAGCGGTGAAGACGGCGAATCATGTGTTTCCGCCCACGTCTCCTTCGCCCGTCCAGCCCACGCACCGGGCTGCAAGTGCCTGATGTGCGCAGCAAAGCCCAAGCATTGATACACTAGACCACGGGAGCATAACCATGGCCTTGTGGGATGAACCGACAGAGATCAACGACGATACAGTGTTTGGAAAACGGCTGAACGACAAGGCATTGCAGAAGATGCCGGACGCTTCAGGCGGATCAATGACGCTCCTGAATCCGCGGTATGGACTTCTGAGCGCAAGGAATCGCGGCGGCATTCGGCCTACTCTGCCAAATCGGGACCCGGAAAACGACCGTCCTGGCCCAGATGACCGTGATCTTCCGTCCGATTTCATCGCGGATGTAGACGAGCAGCGCAACCGCTTCAGCCCCTACCAGCCCGTAGCGCCATTCGGCCCTCCGTCTATTGTGGACGCCCGCGAGTGGGACTATCCCACCGGCTACAACCTTGAGATCGTCAACCGGCACATTGTCCTTGGGGAGATGCTGCGGGGCATCGTGCGGGGTTCGGGAATCATCGCCAACGAACTAAGCGCACGCGTTGACGAACTGGTAAGCCTGCCGTGGAAGTTCGTCCTGAAGAATCCAGCCAAGGGCGTGAAGTCGGAAGACGACCCGCGCATCAAGGAACTCAACGCCTTTTTCAAGATGCCAGACCGGAAGATTCCGTACCCGCAATGGATGGAGATGATCTTCCGCGAGCGGTACACCATCGATGCGGCCACCGTCTACATCTGGAAGAATCGAGCCGGCACAAAGCCCTACGCGCTGGAAGTGATCGACGGCAATACCATCGTGCCAAAAGTGGACGACCGCGGCCGCATCCCTGACTGGCCGTCTCTGGCATACGTCCAGATCGTCAAGGGCCTCCCGATGGACAACTTCACTGAGCGCGAGATTGTCTACATGCCGCGGCATCGGTGGGCTCAGTTCCCGATCTACGGATACTCTGAGGTTGAGCAGATCCTGATGGAGGCGACCCAGCAGGTTCGCAAGACGATGTACATGTTGAATTTTTGGGCAGAAGGGACCTGCCCTGACGTGATGGTGTGCTGCCCGGAGAACTGGACTGCTGAGCAGATTGCGCTATGGCAAGGAACGTTCGACGCACTGATGAGCGGGAATCTCAAGCTCAAGTCCAAGATGCGGTTCATCCCTGGCGGTGGCAAGCCTTTCGAGATGAAGGGCTCGGCC